ATCTAAATACTCTTGCAGGTGCTTAACGTACATTAACTTTATTCAACCTGTCTTGTAAATCCTCTATCACTTTTTTATAACCATGCAATAGATTTTTGTTTATTTCGTTTTCAGATACAACTTTTTTCAATTGCCATATCTCTTTTCTTTGCTCTTCAACTAAAGTTTTATATCCTTCAATAGTATCATGCAATTCTGATGTTGTTCTATGAACTTTCATGATTGACAATATAGGATAGTTAGCTTAAATTGTCAAACATGGGCGTACCTAAAAGACTGACAGAAATGCAAAGAAAGTTTGCTGAAATACTTGTGTTTGGTGACAAAGACGGTAGGGCAGTGACAAAAACAGAAGCCGCGAAACAGGCAGGATTTAGTCCTAATCGTTGTAGACAAGAAGGCTATGAGTTGACCAATCCTAAATTACATCCACTAGTTGTAGACTATATTGGTAAGTTAAGAGAAGAGAAGATACAAAAATACATGGTGACATTTGATGGACACCTTGCAGAACTAGATCGTATCAAAGAGATGGCTCTTAAAAAAGGTTCTTTTTCTTCCGCTGTAAACGCAGAGACAAATAGAGGCAAAGCGGCAGGACTATACATAGACAGGAAAATAATAAAAACAGGAAAGCTCGAGGACTTATCAGAGCAAGAACTAGAAAACAAAATGAAACAAATATTAGAGGATTACGCACCATTGTTAAATGCTAAAACTGTTGAGGGTGAATCTGAAGTTATATCTTCTGAATCTTCTTTACCCACTGACGAGGAATCATTGTCCGATCCCCAAAGCTGATCTCATCACTGTCTTTGTCATAAGAGGCAAATAGTTTAATATGTTCTTTTGTTTTTTCATACAGCCAACCTTCGTTAATTGGTCTTGCTAATTTCATTCTATCAAACTCTTTCTCAGTAGCCCAGCCCGAATCGCTCACACAGTCGATCCACTCCACTCGGACTTTCGGATAAGGTATGTCGGGAGTTATAGTTGAGGCAACGGCTTTTCTTCTTTTCCTAGGCATATCATTCTATAACACCTCTATAAGAGATGTACCAGATAAATCACCTATAAGATGACAGCCTTACGCGCGCGCGAAGGCACTCCTGTATTAATATTTACTGTAATATGACATAAATTTATGTCACTAAAACTGTTTCTGTCACTATTTTTGTCACCACTTTAGCTAGTAATACCAACACTTTTAGCTCATTCTGACAAAAAGACAAAAACTTTTCATGTTTTTTTTAAGTGTGTGTAATTTATCTGTGATATCTCTTATAGTATTTCTTTTGCCTTTTTTCCGCCATAATATTTCCTCATTGCTGACAATTTGTCTTCAGCTGAGGCGATTCTTTCTAGCTGTTTATCAACTTCTCCAGTGATATCAATATGCTCTGGAATCACCATATTATGCTCACAAATACATTGTATCTTGTAGTTGGCATCTTCAATTTCGGATTCATATCTCTTTAGAATCGTTCTAAACAAGTTATCATTCATCTTTTTTCTCCTTTGCTATCTCCTCTTCAAAAAGGCCTTTTAAAGGCACCTGAGCCTGCTCCTTTTCGTCAAACTTGATCTCATGGTACATGTCTAGCCTTTTTAGAAACTCGTGCTTATAACGCCTTAATTCATGGTCCGTGAACCTAAATTCCTGAAAGTATAAGTCTGGTGTACAAACCATGATAATACCTTGTCGAATCTGGCTACCATATACATAATCATGAGCCATGGCATAAGCCGCAATTTGTAAGTAATAATCAGTAATCCATCGCTGGTCCTTGGGCTTGTTAGCTTGCTTGAAGTCTATAATAGTTTCCATATCATTATGGATACATACCAAGTCAGTAGACCCAGCATATAACCCAGGATAATATAACATGATCTCTGATCCAAGGTACGTGTCCACTGGAGCAAGACCCACTTCAATAATTTTTTCGGCCATGGGCTTCGCCTCCTGTCCGATCCCTGTAAGGTCATCGTAGCCAACTCCTTCCACAAAAGATTCAATGAATTTGTGCATGGCAGTTCCCCGCCGACTACTATGATTCTTGATTCGTTCTGCTTCTTCCTCTCCAACTTTGGCCTTCCATCGAGTTAAAAATGATTTATCTTTTGTTTTATCCAGTATCGTTGTGACACTTGGCAAACGGTGTCCTGCTATATCATAGATCCGTGATTCGTCACCCGTTATTTGTTTACCAGTGACATATTTATATTTATCTAGTTTCTTCATTCTTTAATTAAGGCACCTTTTTTAATCTGATTCAATGGCGCTGAATCGTGTACGTTGCCTGATACAGACACTCTTACACAATCAGAATGAAAAGGCATAACCCAGTGTTTCAACCACGCAGGAAATATAAACATATCTCCTTCTTTAGGAAAGTATGATTGATAACTAACACAATCTCTTGGTCCTTCACCATACATAAATTGTATACCCCCAGGTCCACAACTTCTACCACTATATTTCTTATTCTCTTCTTTTAATGGTTCTGGTATCGATAAATAGATTACAAATGACAATTTACCATCGTGATCGTGTGGTGGGTTAAATTCATGAGGTCGTTGAAAGTTACACCAAAGAGCGGTCAATGTATACTCTGGTTTTCTCTCAAATCTTTTATTCTGAAATCTTTGAAATGCTTCATCAAATACACCAAGGTACGGTGATAAGTATGGTATAATTTTTTCTCTTTGTTGTTCATTATATCCACGTTCACTTGCAAGTTGTCCAGCTAGTTTATCCTTAAAATCTATTTCTGTTTTTTTAGCTTCTTCAAGAAGTATATTTCTAAACTCTTGAAGCACATTTACTTTAATTAAACAAGGACCCCAGTTATATGTATGTACTTCTATTTGTGTATTTTTATCAGTCATAATTTTTTCTTTAACTCCTTTAAATATTCTTCCTCATCCTTACGTTGATTAGCTCTGACAATATCTACTTGT